CGGTAAAGAAAAGTACAACATTAAACAAAGAGTTATTATTAGTACTTGGCAATCGATATATAAGATGCAGTCGCCATGGTTCCAAGATTTCGGTATGGTTATTGGCGATGAGGCTCATAACTTTAAAGCTAAATCATTGACGTCTATATTGGAAAAATGTGTAGAGGCTGGTTATAGAGTTGGTACTACAGGAACTTTAGATGGATCGCAAACTCATCAATTAGTTTTAGAAGGTTTGTTTGGTCCAGTATTTAAGGTTACTACAACGGCTAAATTGATTGAACAAAAATCATTAGCCAGTTTAGATATCTTTGTATTACTATTAAAGTATAGCGATGAGTATTGTAAGTTAGTCTCTAAAATGAAATACCAAGATGAGATTGATTTTATTGTAAAGTACGAACCAAGAAATAACTTCATAGCTAATTTGGCTATGGATCTAGAAGGTAATACATTAATACTGTTTCAATTTGTAGAAAAACATGGTAAGCCATTACATACAATGCTTCAGGAAAAGTTTGATGAATTGCCAAGAAATGATAGGAGGTTGTTCTATGTCTCAGGTGAAACCGATGTGGATACGAGAGAACAAATTAGGGAGCTTACCGAAAGACAAGATGACGCAATTATCGTTGCTTCTATGGGTACTTTTTCAACTGGCATTAATATTAAACGCCTTCATAACATAATTTTTGCGTCTCCGAGTAAGTCCCAGATTCGTGTATTGCAGTCGATAGGCCGTGGATTACGTAAGTCTGAAGACGGTATAGATACTAAGGTATACGATATTGCGGATGATCTACATTGGAAATCTAAAAAGAATTATACACTTGAACACGCTGCTGAAAGAATTCGAATTTACAGTCGTGAAAAATTTGATTATAAACTACACAATATCGAGATATAATGACTATAGAAAAATTAGACATCAGACATTTTAAACTAACTAATGGTGAAGAAATCATCGGTCTAGTTAACAATGCTACCGAGAATGCGTTCATCATTGAACGACCTGCGGTCGTGCATGTATCCAATCTAGGGGTATATATGTTTTCATCTTGGTTCCCATTCTCTGAACAGAATCTATTTAAAATACTTAAGAGTTCTATCGTTATGCAAAGTGGTATCATTGAGGAGTCGAAACATTCGTACATTCGATTCTGTACTAGAGAAGATGAAGCTGGTCCTGATAACATTGAAGATGATTATCTTGATGATACCAATGAAGAAGAATGGTATGCATCCGGTACGGATCATGTAGGTAAAGAAACGGTTCATTAATTATAGTATACCCCTAACCTCCCCGGTAACATCTATATTATATCACACTTTTAAGCATTTGTACATCCTTTTATTCAAAATAAGTAAAATAAATTAAATTAAAATAATGATGTACATTGACCTTATTTTGTGTTATAATAGACTATATTAAAGGAGATACAAATGACTACTAAAGCTAAAGCTAAACCACACTACGTTAACAACAAAGAGTTTTCTTTGGCTGTTGTTGAATACGTTAAATCTGCTAATGAAGCAAAGGAAAAAGATCTTGAAGTTCCTAAGGTAACTAATTATGTAGCAACATGCTTCATGAAAATATCTGAAGGACTATCACATAGACCAAACTTTGTTCGATATACCTATCGTGAAGAAATGGTAATGGATGGAGTTGAAAACTGTTTAAGAGCAATCAATAATTACAGAATTGAAACTGCTACTAGAACAGGTAACCCTAATGCATTTTCTTATTTTACTCAAATTTGTTACTTTGCGTTTATTAGACGTATCACTAAAGAAAAGAAGCAGCAAGACATTAAGTTTAGATTCATAGAAAGAATGGGTATTGAAGATTTTGCAGCTATGGGTATGGACTCTAATGGAGCTCAGCAAACTATGGAGTATGTGGATCAGTTGAGACAAAGGATTGATCAAGTTAGAACCAAGGATGCTAAGATAAAAGAGTTTGCTAAGATTGAAAAAGAGAAAGACAAACTAGAATTATTTATGGTGTAACCCCTATGAAAGTAGCTATTCTTAATGACACTCATTGCGGTGTCAGAAATTCCTCTGATATATTTTTGAACTATCAAGAAAGATTCTATAGTGAAATCTTTTTTCCATATCTCAAAGAGCATGGTATCACTAATATATTGCATCTTGGAGATTACTATGAGCACAGAAAGTTCGTCAACTTTAAAGCTCTCCACGCCAATCGTAAGCATTTTCTTGAGCCTATGCGTGATATGGGTATCACTATGGATATCATTCCTGGTAACCATGATGTGTATTTTAAGAACACCAATGAACTATGTTCCCTTAAAGAACTTCTTGGATACTTTACTAGCAATGTAAATATCATAATGAAGCCGACGGTTTTAGATTATGATGGCTGTAAAGTTGGGGTATTACCTTGGATTAATAGTGCTAACTACGAAGAATACACTAAATGGGCTATGTCATGCAAAGCTTCTATCCTTGGCGCTCACCTTGAACTAAAGGGGTTTGAACTCATGGCTGGTATAACTAATCCACATGGAATGAATGCTGATATATTCTCTAGATTTGAAACTGTTCTAACTGGTCATTTTCATACTAAATCGAGTCAAGGCAATGTTCATTACCTTGGAGGTCAAATGGAATTCACTTGGTCTGATTGCGATGATCCAAAATACTTTCATGTATTAGATACCGCTGATAGATCAGTTACTCCAGTTCGTAATCCAATCACTATGTTCAAAAAAATAGTATATGATGATACTAATACTGATTATAGTAATGTAGATGTTAAGCAATATGAAAACATGTTTATTAAGCTAATCGTTGCGGCTAAAAACGATTTGTATATGTTTGATAAGTTTGTTGATAAACTTCAAAGCATCGAAACGCATGAGTTGAAAATTGCTGAAAGCTTTGAAGAATACCAAGGGGAAAGTGTTGAAGATAGTAAAGTATCTCTTGAGGATACAACTGAGCTATTAGATTCATATGTCGAAGCTGTAGAGACTGACCTTGATAAAGACCACATTAAGGTCGAATTGAGAAAACTATATACTGAAGCACAAAACTTGGAGGTGGTGTAATCATACATTTTAAATCAGTCTCTTGGAAGAACTTTCTTTCTACTGGCTCAGATACAATTAAGATACAACTTGATAGAACCCCATCAACTCTTATAGTAGGCTCAAATGGAGCTGGCAAATCTACTATGCTAGACGCTCTTTCATATGGATTGTTTGGTAAACCACATCGTGATATTAAGAAAGATCAATTGATTAATAGTATCAATAAGAAAGGCACTGTGGTTGAAGTTGAGTTTGATGTAGGTAATTCTGAGTTTAAGATCATTCGGGCTATTCGTCCAGGTAAGTTCGAAATCTGGCAAAACGGCAATCAAATAAATCAAGCTTCTAACGCCCGTGATTTTCAAAAGTACTTAGAGCAAAACATCCTTAAGTTAAATCATAAATCATTCCATCAGGTTGTAGTTCTAGGAAGTAGTTCTTTTATTCCCTTTATGCAATTACCTACATGGCAGCGTAGAGCAGTTATTGAAGACTTATTAGATATCAATATATTCTCTAAAATGAATATGCTTCTCAAAGAACGTAATTCTAAAATTAAAGAAGAACTTTCCGAGATCAACCATTCATTAGATTTATTTAAAACTAAAATTGAGTCACAGACCAAATACATTAGAAATCTACAAGCTGTTACTAAAGATATGGTTGATAGCAAAGAAGAATCCATAGTAGACTATAAGGTAGAAATTGAAGGTTTGTTTAAGCAATCCCAAGATCTTGGTCTTAATTTGTCTACATATCTTCAGCATGAAACTACTAAAAATGCAGAGTTAAAGAATAGAGAATCTCGTCTAAAATCGTACGACATAAATTTCAAATCAAAAATTAAAGATCTAGTTGAACAATCTAAGTTCTTTGATAATAATGAACATTGTCCTACATGTGATCAAGATATCGATGAAGATATTCGTAATGAAAAGATCAAAGGAATAAAAGCTTCTGCTGTTGAAATACAAAAAGGTATGGCAGATCTAAAAACAGAAATGGATCAAAACGATCAGGATTATGCTGATGGTTCTACTAGTATGAATTTTCTATTGGACAAGCAACGTGCAATCAATTCTAACAACGATAAAATCGGGCTTATTCAAAAAGAAATAGATAAGATTCAAAAGGAGATTAAATCTCTAGGAGATTCAGGCGGAGATATTAAAACCGCTAAAACTGAATTAGAAGACATGCGTGAGTCAAAGGATTCTATTACTGAAAAGAAACTAGAGTATGTAGAAGAAAGAACTTATAATGAAGTCATTGGAGAGATGCTTAAAGATACTGGTATCAAAACAAAAGTTATTAAGCAATATTTGCCAGTGATGAATAAACTTATTAATAGTTATCTTCAAACATTAGATTTTTTTGTAGCATTCCATCTTGACGAAGCATTTAATGAAACCATCAGATCAAGACATCGAGATGCATTTAACTACGCATCTTTCTCT